GGGAAGACACCATATGTAGACGTCTGCAAAGACGCCTACGCCTGCCTCCGTAACGGAGGCAAACCTCAAAGACATCACGTCGACCAGACGTGTGTCACTCTGTTCGGCGCACTGCCGAACGAGTATCTCAGGCACGCCTGCAAAGGCGTGTCCTATATCTATGCGCCATCCGGTACCGGATGGTCGTACGGGTCGCAGCTCAACGCGACCTTTAGGAGGTTCCTGCTCAGGAAGCTCTTTTGGTTTAAGGACCTGAAACAGGTCTTTAAAATACGCCTCTATTCTCTATGCGAGACAGAGGACTCCTGGAGTGAGTTATCGAACTTGCTCCAGACTGTCGAGGGCCGCGTGATCGCTGCCCTCCTCTCGGTAGGAGATAAACTCTCCTACGATGAGATCGACGCGTTAAACGTTTCGATCTGTTCAAATCTTTTGAACAATCCGACCTATCACAGGCGGATGAAAACTTACTTGAAACAGGTAAGGAAAGCTGTATTCAGCGGAGCCGCGGTACCCGTGGCTCCAAACGATATGTCGTGCCTTTACAGGCTCGTCAAGAAAGCTCTCGACTGCACAAGTCGAGATGAGAAGGCATATAGGATTGCGACCTTATGCCAAACTAGGGCGGGTGGAATCTCTACCCCCACCGAAAGATTGATTTCAGCCCAGAAATGGGTTGAAACAGTAACCGAATCCCTGGACGGGAATCCGGACTACGCGCTCGATCCACTCGAGCTAGCGTTGAACCAGATCCGAGCGGATCCGGTTTCGATCCAGGCACACATGCGTGTGTCTGTCAGTACTTCGGCCTGCCTCGAAACGAGTCGGGCTAAGGGTGGCAAGCTTTCGCATGCCGCCAGACTGCTTGCGGATTTCCCGCAAGTCAGGAAGATTGACCTCGAAACGGGTCAATACACTGCGGAATTCGTCAATTCGCGGGAGAGCGCTGGAGAAGCGCTCTTCCATCTCTCTCTCGCAGCAATGCGAGAGGACTTCAGGGACGGGATGACCGTGCGGGCATCCATCGTCAATGAACCCGGGGCGAAAGCGCGGGTTATTACTGCTGATAGTTTCTATCATTCAGTTGTCCTAGGGCCATGGTCACATGCATGGCTCTATGTCCTAAGGGACTTCCCCGCCGCAAGGGCAGGGGTATCTGAAGGCCGGCACGGCTGGACCTTCATCCGTTCTATAACGGCATCCAGGCCAGATTTGGCTTGGATATTCGATGCAACGGACGCACGGCGTCTGTCTGCGATATCTACGGATCTGTCTGAGGCGACAGATCATCTCTTCTGGTCGGCAGCGAAGGCGCTGCTCGACATGGCAAACCGCGTACTACGGTTTCCCTCTTGGTATGCAGACCTTGTGAAAAGGTCGCTAACAGAGTCCCGGAACGTTTCGTTCCGAGACGGGAAATTCACCTGGAAGGGTGAGTCCACGAACGGTATCTTCATGGGAGATACCGGATGCAAAGTGCTGCTAACAATGTCAAACCTGTTAGCTGTAGTTAATATGTCCCTTTCGGGAGATGTTGCTAGTGCGGTCGTCGGTGATGACCACACCACTTTGACCCGCGACCCGGAACGGTCGCTGGAAGTTTATCGCCGTACCCTTACGGGTATGGGATATGTCCTATCTGAGGACGATACATTCATATCGGATCGATATGGATTTTACGCGGAAGAATTATATACCATTCCTGCGGATAACAGGCGCACAGTCGATGCGCTTATTCGGAAGACCGCCTCCGGCGATCTTCCCTATATCGACGTACCGAAGGTACGTCTTCTTATGGACCTGCGTAAGGACCGTAAAGATTTCTCCTCGACGAAGAGCGGGAGAATCTATCAATTCGGCCGTGAGGTCGAATATAACATGAGACCTACTAGATATCTGGGCCTCTTTTACATGGCGTCCTGGATCCAGGACGCTTGTCTCGATCTCCGGCATTGCCCGGAGTTCGGCTACTTTCCCCGCACGCTTGTCTCGGCGGGGAAACCTATTCTGTTCGACAACGAGCAGAACTTTGTAGAGTACCTGACTCTACACAAACGCGGTCGGCTGAAAAGCCGATACGCTTATCTGATGAAAGGCGCCCTTTCGGGTGACCTCAAAGAGAGAATCATACCTAGATTCTTCACAAAGACGGGGGAACACCATTTGCAGGTGGTCCAAGACATTGAGCTCCCGGAGGGAGTTCAGGAATATCTCCTCTTCCAGACACGGAAGAAGAAGTGGTACCAGCCCTGGATTGTGGGCCGGATACAGAAGTACATAATTTCGGACATCGAAATTAAGTCGAAACTCAACCAACTCGCTGAGTTATTCGATGAGGCACCAGTGATGGTGCCTGCAACAGTGGAAAACGTAGCCACCGGTTCGGTGGACTTCACGGATGAACTCTGCAAGGAATTCACCAAGGCATGGCGTGAAAACTCCATGCTCTTCGCACGACATACTACAATGACGTGGTATCTCAGAGAACCCGTTGAACGGATTCTCGATTTGAAACACCCTTTGAGTGTTTCCATTCCAATCACCTGGACAGGTGGTCGGAAACAAGGCATCCCTGCAGAAAGGATGCTCGAGAGAGATCGAGAAGCTTTGCAGCTTCTAGAGTGGGTATTAACCGGGGAGGACGAAAGCGTTCCTCCTTCTGAGTTATTGCCAGACGATCTGACAATACTGGAGTCGCCAGCCCTGCGAAGGGCCGGTGATGCGTATGTTGTCACAGCTGATTGGAAGCTGTGCAAATATTTGGCCTCTATCAATTGGAGGCTAAATTTGTTCGTCATTCCACCGAAACGGTGGATTGAGAGCCAATACTCGTCTGACGGTATTGGGATTTCGACAGCCGATGATCGGCTGATCGTTGATCAAGGGTCTGTCGACGCTTACGTCGACACACTAACGGACGCAGAGATTGATATACTCTGTGATAGTCCTGCGATTCCCCTCACGAAGGGGGATCTTAGGCTGGCGCGCGGATCGCACGCCAGCATACCTAGAGAGATCCGTGAGGCCGGACCTCTCCCTTAGCTGTCTGTCAGCCAGTCGCCAAGCCTTCCGGCTTAGCCGACAATTGGCGCACACCGTGAGGTGTGCGCTAGCCAAGTCCTGCAAAGGACCTGGCCGTGGTTGCTTATGCTCCAGGTAAAGGATTTCCTTGGAGGCCGAATCCCCGAAAGGGGACCCGGTTCCTCGGAACCCTACCAATGGGGCGCAACCGGTCCTAC